ATTTTTCTTTAAGGCTGTGCCAATCCTCGCTGCCTTCGTAGTAGTACATCCAATAGAGCCTAGTTATGTACTTAGGTGATCCATAGACTCTTTTAACGCCGTGATAGTAGGGAGGCCCCGAGGGAAACATTACAAGGTCTCCTGCTTTTGGCTTATACTCGAATCTTGCTACAGTTCCGTCTTCTCTAGCTATTTTAAAACAGATTTCTCCGCCCTCGTAGTCATCATTTGGATACAAAACTCCAGTTATGCCGAATTTATCTCCTTGACTTTCTGCATCATTAGGCATATAATCTGTGTGGTAGTTCATAGTTAGAGTGTCATTATTTATTAAATCTTCGTCTGGGATATACCTAGCTAGGCCCCACGGTTGGCAATTCCAGTTAGGAAGAACCGTGCCCGTGTGCTCCATAAAAAATTTTGTTGCTGAATACCAAACAGCAGCTATTTCATCTCTATAAGGATCCTCTCCCTGCTCTTTAGTGAAGTCTTTTCTTTTTTCTTCCCATCTACTCCATTCAGGGAAGGTCTCTTCGTCCTTAAAGTAGTGAGTCCGCGCATCTATCTGCCTGCCAAATCCGTACCATCCCCGCCAATTTCCATACTCTTCGTAATAATCAATGTAAGCATCAGGATCTTTTAGAGTGTTGTGAAAAACAATTACATTTTTGTCTAAAATTTCTACATTTGGGTGGTCTACCGTGTATTCTTCCATTACACTTCCATATCTATAATTTTGTTTATTGGCATGTGAACATGAGTAATGATTGTTTTTCTCCCGCTAATCAAGTTCTTAGACTCGTGAAAATATCCTGAAGGAAAAACTACTATGCTTCCAGCTTTATTTTTAATAGAAATATCTAGCCCCTCGTGAACAATACCGAGCTCTCCGCCCTCGTAGTTGTCATCTAAGTAGACTGCTACTGTAATAGTGTCTCTGTCATCAACAACCATATCTTGGTGAGGACCCATCCCTAGATTCTCGTCATACCTACGGATACCATAGGTCTGAGTTCCGTTCATTATTTCTCGGTCTACATGGTCAAGTTCTTGCTGGTCTGCCCCGTGTTGCTTTAGGAACTCTTTGCAGGTTTCGGTCATCGGGCCAAGTATTGAATCTAATATGTATAAAGACTTTTTCTTAACTTCAGGGTCAGTTTCGTCTTCTAAAAGTGACTTATTTAGAGTTTTAAGGTCTCCGTAAGGATTTTCTTTAGCATCATTATTTGCATACCAAGTTTCCCATGGGGTAACTGAAAGGCTATTGACTTCGTCAAGAGTGCTCATGACGTTGTCAATGTCTTTAATTACTCCAGGAAAGTAGTACACATTCTTGTGGAGTACTTCATAGTCCAGCTCTGACACTTTATTCCTCGTCTAAATACTTAATTTCTCCAGCATTTACATCTCTATAGTTTGAACCAGAATTGTACTTCTCTCGCGACTCTGGGTCATTAGGATCAAATTCTTCTTGAAATATAAATCCAGGGAACATGTACTTGTCACCACTCTTCATCAAGTGAACTTGATGCTTGTACGGATGAGTGGACGGGAAGATTAGTGCTTGACCCGCTTTTGGCTTAATCGTAAAGTCAACTAGCTCGGCATTGCTTGGATCGTTTACATCGTCTGCTGGCCTGAGGTGCCCATTCTTTGGGTTTCTTAGGTCGTATGGGCGAATGATAAAAGACAGCTCGCCGCCCTCGTAGTCGTCGTTTACATACACAACGATTGACCACTTAAGGCTCTCGTCCCCAGCCTGAGCATCAAAGTGTGCTCCCATAGCACACCCTGGGCGATACTTCATGATTCCAGCAAAAGGGGAGATATTTGGCTCTCCCTCTTCCCCGTGGTCTCTATAAAAAGCTTCTGAAATGTTTTTAATTGCGCTGCGAATCTGCTGCACAACCCACATTACGTCTTCTTTTCGGTCAGACTCTAGGTCATTAAGGGCGTCTAGATTAAAGTCTTTCTTACTACCAAAGCTGTGACCGTCCTTACTGTTTGAGAACCAAAACCCCCATTCTGGGATTACTGATTGGACTGACTCGTCTTCGTCTAGTTCTTCTATAAGAGAAAGCAAGCGTGCGGGATCGTCTAGTACATCAGAATATAGATATACGTTTTCGTGAAGTTTTTCTTCTAGATGTATCAATTTATCTCCTAATCGAACTGCCACATCGGGGGTTGGTCTTGAATAGCATTAGCATTTATCATCCAACGCTTAACATCTGGTCCAATGGAGGTTACCCAGTGCTCGTAGGGGAAAGCACATGGAAATATAACAATATCTCCAGCCATAGGCTTGTGCGACCCTTCGTACTCATACTCGTCTATGTATTTTCCATCCTCGCCCTTGGCATACCTGTGGACAGAAATTGCTCCACCCTCTCCGTAGTCTTCGTTGAGGTATACGTTATAGGCAAATGTCTGATTGGCCATGTCCCACTCTTCTTTAACATCTTGATAGCCGCCCTCACCATTTGGGTGCAGGTGCATGTGCCCCGAATAGTCAGAGTGAGGACCTACGCCCTGAGGCCCCTGATAATACCTAAACTCTAGGGGGGCATGCTGGATAATATTTATATCCAGCCCCCAGCGGGACATGTAGTCAGTAGTTGCCTCCCTAAAAGCTGCCATGACTTCCATCATTGGTTCGTAAGCCGTGTCATCTTCTTTTACTTTGTCTGCAGGATAGCTAGCATCAAAATCTTTAAATACTTCTCCACCCAGAATTGTTGGGTCCAAATCGGCTGGCTGCCTGTAGTACTCGAGCTTTGGCTGTCTGCGTAGACCGTCTTGGTCTTCCCACTCATTGGCTTCTAACAACAAATAGCCGTCCCCATGAGGGGCAGTGTAGAAAGAATCAATTAGCTTTTGGCAAGTCTCTTTTGGCAAAGCTCCTTTATATACAGTCACAAACTTAATTAGGTCAGTGGCTTTTTCCGAAATACTCATTATGGCTGTCTTTCTCCTGTGTGATTTTTAATTGTCCAGAAAAACGGACACACGTACCTCATGCCAGAGCGAATTTCTGTCACGCCGTGAATGTAGTGCATATCTCCGGGGAAGAAGTAAGCTGCCCCGGCTTTTGGCTTAAATTGAATACCTTGATTCGGGAAGTACAGTTCACCACCCTCGTAGTCATCGTTGATGTAGAACAAACCAGCGATGTCGTAGTAGGGAAAATCGTTAGGCTTTCCGCGCCCCTCGCCTTCGTGCAGTTCCTTGTCTGCGTGAGGCTGCTGACGCTGTCCAGGCAGCCAGCGAACAATGGCTGGACTAGTAGCGTGGGCGTCTACGTTAAAGAATGCGTCTACTTTTTCTTTTAGACGCATTTGCATTCCGACGATTACTTCCGAAATTTTAGGATCCACGCTGTCAAGCGTCGGGGTAGTAGCAACACGATGATCCCAATACCCAGAATCGTAAATAACTGTGCCATCTTCATTGTAGTGAGTCTCCGTTTGGTCCCAAGTTTCATTTGTTTTGGCAAACTCTGTCAGGATACGAAGCTCGTCTTCGGTCATGAAGTCTTCAATAGCAACAATGTTGTCTGCAGTGTCTCCAAAGAATCCAGACGGCGTAGAAGATTCATAGGGGCGTTCACTACTATTAGTTACGTTTTCAGTCATGGCCATATGAATATCCTACCCTAATCGTACTTCCGTCTTTCCCAGACTTCGCGTTGGTAAACGCCACCGTCTGGGACTCTGTACTTTGCACTATTCATCTGGTTCTTGACCATCATTTCTGGGTGGTCAACGTCTACTACAGTCTCTGATTCCCAGTTTTCACGCTTAAACGGAAATATCTGAGCATACGGAGTGCCCGCAGGAATTACTCCAGTAAATCCTTGACGGATGAAAAACGGCATTGTTCCAGGCAGAGTTACCTTGTCATTGTCAATTATACCACTTGTCGTAAGGAACGGTAGCTCGAACCTATTCATTGGCTGAGTATAAAGAGCACTGTAGCCTTCTGGTAGCTCTACTGCCCAGTCTGACCACCAAGCAAAGTGCTTTTTGTGGTAGCCCTCTGGGTGAAGGAACTGTGGCATTGCCATGCGGTCTTGAAGAAAATCTTTATTTTTTTCGTCCAAAATCTTGGCATTTATGTTTCCCATTGAATCTTCTGTAAACTCAATGTCGCATGGAGTTAGGTAGACGTAACCACTTCCCATGATGTCATAGACGGCTGGGCAGGCTTTCCAAGTAGGAATCTTTCCGCCAGTCATTGGATCTTTCCAAGCTTCACCAGTCATTGGGTGCTTAGCAAAGCGGTCAGCATCTTTGTACCAATCAGGGATAGTCTTGATGATTGGCTTTGGGGCAGACGCGCTTTCTTCGGTTAGCCACGGCCTGTTTTTTATAAATTTAATCTTATGCGTGTTCAATAGGGTCTTCCTGAGGCTCGTTGTCTTCTACTTCATAGGTTTGACCCGTAAATGGGCAGGTTACCGTCTTTAGTCTAATTGCTTTTGTTTCGTGTTGACCCACCTGATCTCCTCTATAATCTAGGGCTTCTCTGTACATTCTTGACCAGTCGCCAACGCCATTTTTAATTTCAATTGCGTCTCCATACTTACGCACTTCGTCCCAGTAATCTTGTGAAGGAAGCTCTTCGGATATGCAGAGTTCATAATCTTCTTGTAAGCCAGTCAAAGAGATTGGCAAAACTGTTGCTACTGGCATTCCTGCAGGGATGTGCACCTCTACGTTTGGCTCTGTTAGACGCCAAGCAAGGGGGAGCATGTGAATAAAAAACGATGTACTAATCAATGTTGTGTAGCACTGAGCACCTCTAGTGAAAAGATTTGGCACTGGCATTGCCAATATTGATGTCTTTTCGTCAGTTGTAAACTTTAGGCCTGTTGTGAAGCTGACAGTTGCATTGCCACGATAGGTATTTACAAATTCTTCACCCTCTAAGACTTTTACATGATCTGGAGTTGTGTCCGTAATTCCATCCCAAATAAAACGTATGTCTTTAGGAAAAGAAATCCCCCACCCCAAGCGGTTGGTGACGCTTAGTGGAAAACACTGATAGGCGTGCTTTTCAGGAGTATCGTCCATCCACTCCCTGCGGGTGGCAAGTTGCTCTATGTTTGCCGTTTTACCTTCAGGGAAAAGTTTGTGTACTTCTATCCGTGTCACTAGCTTTCAGTCTCTTGATACATTTCTGAATTGTGATACTTATCGGAGTAATCCAACATAGTGACCATCGAGTACTTTGTGCCAGAAGTTACTGGCATTGCCCTGTGCGGATACATAAAGTTAGAGGGGAAAATATATAGGTCTCCAGCACGAGCTTTTACCTGAACATTTTGTAGACGGAAGTAGAGTTCCCCGCCTTCGTAGTTGTCGTTGGGAAACCCGACTAGCGAAACCACACAATTGTATGAGTACCCGTGATCGTGGTGCTCTTGGAAGTGTTGCCCTGGACCGTACTTTACGTAATTTGTTGCTTCCCAGTAACGGAGCTCGCCGATGTGATATCTACGAGTATAGTCTTTAACTACTTGCAGCTCTCTGTAGATAACGTCATCAGCTAATTTTTGTAAAGCTAGCCCAGCTTCTGAGTCATCATGCTCAATATCTGTTTTCTTGTATTTAAAATCTACGCAGTCGCGATACTCTGGCATCTTCATGCCGTAGCCGACCATAGCTTCACGCCAATCGTAATCATTTTCTGGGTCATCAATTACCGCGTGCAGGCGGCTAATAATGTCCATGTCTTCTGTAAGAACGTCCCTATAAACCCAAATGCCGCTTCCGGGGACAACTTCTTGAGCGGTAGACCAAGTTTGCTCCTCTATTCGATACCAGTCTGCAAGGCGTTGATTTATGGTTTCTTGCTCTTGCTTGCCTTTTTCAGCAATTTCAGCTTCTGCTTTTTCTTTTTCAGCTAGAGCTTCTGGGCTTAGATCTTGTGCCATTCTTTTCCTTAGTACTTCAGTTTATATTGCTCTACAACAGGAGAAACTCTCTGGTTTACTCCGTCACGGTCGTGATAGTCGGTCATAACAACGACCGAGTATTTAGTCCCCTCAATCATTTCTTTAGAGGCATGCTCGTAGATAAAAATTGATGGAAAAACTACTATATCGCCCTGCTGAGGCTTGAAGTCTATGTCAAATCGTGGAAACCATAGCTCGCCTCCAACGTAGTCATCATTGAGATACGCGACTGCAGAGATGGTTGCCACGTATGTTGGGCCATGGTCTGCGTGAATCCTAAAGTGGGTGCCTTGGCCTTCATACTTTACAAAGTTAAATGCTTCGTAAAAACTAATCCCTACTCCCCAGTAGGCACTGTAGTCGTCAACGCACATCTTAAGATTTCTAAAAATCTCCCCGTGCATGTCGTACAGCTGAGCATTTTCGTCAGTACGGGGTCCTAGATTATTGCTAGAGATTTTAAAGTCTTTAGCGTTACGAGCGTATGTGTCTACTTCCTCGGAATTTGTGACATGGGCCCCTGCCCACTCAAACTGAGTCTGCCCGTTTAAATTGTTTTCTAGAGTCTGAATA